AACTCTTTGGGAATAACTTCCCAGCTGACGGGTTCTCGTGCTGACATCATCATTGCAGATGACGTTGAGGTAGCTAACAACTCTGCTACACAGCAGATGAGAGACAAGCTATCGGAACAGATTAAAGAGTTCGATGCTATCATTAAGCCACACGAGGAGGCACGTATTATTGTGCTAGGCACACCACAGTGTGAGGACAGCCTTTACAGCAAACTACAAGAAAGAGGGTTCACGTCCAAGGTCTGGTCCGCTGAGAAGGTAGACCCTAAGAAGGCGATGAACACCTACGGAGACACGCTGTCTACCCTCTGTATAGATGAAGATACCCAAGGCGATTCTGCCGAACCTACGCGCTTTACAGACTTTGATTTGCAAGAGCGAAAGATTTCTTACGGATCGGCTGGTTATGCAATGCAGTTTATGCTCAACCCCAACCTTGCTGACCTTGACCGCTATCCTCTTAAGCTTGGCAACTTGGTTGTGCAAGACATTGACCAAGATGTTGCACCAGAGAAGCTAGTATGGGCGCAGACACCTGAGCTAGAGTGGGACAGACTACCCAACGTAGGACTCAGAGGTGACAGGTTCTACAGACCTATGAAGATTCTAGGTGACATGATACCTTACACTGGCTCTGTCATGTCCATCGACCCCTCTGGTAGAGGTAAGGATGAGACAGGCTACGCTGTAGTAAAGATGTGCAATGGCACCTTGTATGTTCCAGAAGCTGGAGGACTCAAGGGAGGTTACGAAGAACCTACCCTGCTAGAACTAGTCCGTATCGCTAAGAGGAACAAGGTAAACGCTGTCATTACGGAGAGTAACTTCGGTGACGGTATGTTCAACCAACTCATAACGCCCATATTTAGCCGAGAATACCCGTGCACTCTAGAAGAGGTACGGCACCATCAACAGAAGGAGAAACGGATCATAGACACCCTTGAGCCTCTCCTAGCAGCCCATAGGCTCGTCATAGCACCCTCTGTTATTGAGAACGACTACAAGACAGCACAAGGCTATCCAGCAGAACAACAGCTCAGGTACATGATGATGTACCAGTTGACTAGACTAACAAGACTAAGAGGAGCCTTAAGGAACGACGATAGACTAGATGCTCTTAGTATAGCTTGCAACTACTGGGTAGAACAGATGGCTCAAGATGCAGACATGAAGATTAAGGAACGAAGAGAAGATACAGCTAGCAAGGAGCTAAGTAAATTCATGGATACCTACTATAAGAGAACAAATAGACCAGAGTCCTCATGGATATAATATAATATATATAATATATAGGGTCTAATTCTTGACCAGTGGGAGACTAGGTCTCCTTCTCTAGTGCTAGCACCATCTCGTATTAGTATATAATAATTATAATAGCCACTTTAACCCTGTCAATACCTTATGTCGGATAATCCTTTAGAACAGATTCAAGCTATTGCAGGAGAACACTTTGAGAGTTACTTTATTGTAGTCGTTCACCCAGAGATGGAGATGGAATATGTCTATGATAACGCCTATACCGCCAGAGGATTGCTAGAAATGGCTAGGGATGAGATGGTAGAGACCACCTTTGAGATGGTAGATGCTGATGATATTGATTGGGACGGTGCTTGGAATGACGAAATAGATGACGAAGATAGTGAGTTTTAGCTTGCGCTTGGTCTAGAATAGTTCAATACTGGTCCCAGCATAATTTCAACGTGTGTGTGTTGTTATATGTGTACCCTCTCCTTGTGATGTTAAAGTCCTTGGAGGGGGTTTTTTGTTTTTGTTACAAATTTCTGAGAGGGTTTATATACGTGTGTGTTACCGCTAACCCCCCATGCTACCCTAAAGGGTAGAGTTTGGCACAACTTTGGTCACATTCTAGTCCTAAGACTAGTGTTTATAAGCACTGCAACGGATTATAAATCCGATTAGCCTAGTCAAACACAGGAAGAACGCATGTTTGAAGAGAACCTCGACGATTCTGACGGCACACTCATCTGTTCTTAAACAGATGTTTTTTGTTTTCTCATGCATACACATAACACGATCATGCGCTCGCCTCGTACGCAGTTCCGTTCTTTGACAAAGTTATGCGACGGCTCTCGTCTCAATCAAATCACATCATCACCATCATCATTATGCAAATGTTCAAATACTACGAAATCGTCGCTAACTGCGGCACCGCATTATACGGTTCTTATGACCGTTCCGAGGCTACCTACGAACTAGAGGCAATGCGAGACAGCTGGAAAGACGAAGGCTACCGAGGCATCAAGCTACGGTGGAAAGCTACCGAGGAAAAGCCAGATGCTGGCATCTACGGTAAGTCCTTCAAACCTACTCTGGCACCAAAGCCAGCACCGAAGGTCAGTCCTAAGGTCGCTAGTATCCAGCGTCAACTCGGTGCTTCTCTGTTACCTTGGTAACAATCGCCCATCTAATAATCACATCTAATCCAATCACACACAATTATGGACAACGACATCAAATTCTTACTAGCTACGCTATTATTCACAATCGGAACTTGCTATGCAATGGTTCTTATCGAGTTCCTATAGCCTCGCCTCGTATACGCAGATCATCAAAGACAAAGTAAAGTGAGCGAACCTCGCTAAAATCCACACATCAAAATCCACACAATTATGACCACAGAAAAACGTTCAATAGCAAAGCTATCCGACCTCGAAATCAAACGCAATATCCACAGCTGGTTCGCCAAAGCTACCGACGATCACGTCATAGCTGGCAGAGCATGGTATGCTGAGGCACAGCAGTTCTGTAAAGAACTCGGCTTGAGGTATCGAGTCGATCCTTACATAGTAGCCAGCGTTCTCTCAGCTCTGTCACCGAATAACAAATGGGAACGCAACAAGTTCGACACTGTTAACTGCGTTAATGCTTTCAAGCAAGGCAGACCTCAAGAATCTGTCAGTGTCTGCACTTACAATGCTAACAAAGAAAAAGCATTTCGTATACTCTACGAGGGCAAGAAAATCACCGCTGAATCACCGAAGACTCATTCATTTGCAATGAACGTAGGCTTGCTCTCAAATGATCACATCACCATCGACAAGTGGCACATCAGAGCTTGCCTATGCAGTCCAGAGGACGGGATTGTTCCAACTGTCGACAGTGTCACAGCAAAGCAGTATCGTAGATTAGAGGCTCTAACCGTGGAATGTGCGGCTGGCATGACTGGCTACGAGTATCAAGCTATCATATGGGTAGCGATCAAAGAAGCATGGGGTCGATAACAAGGACGAAACCCAGCAATGGGTCTGGCGTTTACTACGTCACTGATGAGTCCAGCAAGACACAAACCAATACATAATCATGCCAATGCGAACCACAATCACACTCCGTAGACGAGAGGTCTATGGCAACGAGCTACACTACGTAGTAGACAGCGACCAAGCTCTAGCTCTTAGAGAGCTAACGGGACAGAAAACACTAACCCAGCAAAGTATCTCAGCCTTAAAAAGACTAGGCTACACAATCACATATACATACTAACATGATACGATACATCAAAAACCGCACCATCAATCCAGACAAACCTGTAAAGGTTTACTGGAACTTACACCGCAACTGCTATTCTGTTCAACAGAATGGTCTGGTTGTCTGCCATGCAGATAAAATCGAGCTAAAGAACGTTACCTTTAAGGTGAGCGAAGCGGGTCGGCAAAGAGTTCTCAAAGAGCGCAAGAAGAACGTCCATGCTTTTGTCACAGGCTATCTGTATGATGGCGATGAGGAACGTCGATACGACATAAGTATTGTATACAATCCTTATAAATACGACAGCTTTCGGTTACGCTATAGTGACAGGGTAGCTGTTCTAACCGCTGACTTTGTATCACTCCAATCGGAGAACGGTAAAGGAAGTATCCTTGCTGATCGTGATGTGGAGTCATACGTCACATTCCCGCAGTCTGCGTAGCACAATCAAGACAAAGTAAAGTGGCGATTCATGCCGACAAAATTATGATCAACACACAACAAAGCAAATATCCGTTCGTCGAAGGTGACGAATACTACACACTCGGCAAGGATGGCGAGCCAATACTCAGCGTCTGGGATGACGAGAGCGAGGCTATCCACCATGCTGACCCTAACCAGACCTATTACTTTTGTGTAGGCAATCGATTGTGGAAAAAGCACCTTCGTTTTCCTAACCAATTCAACTCGCCAGACGGTGACCTATACTACTACTCAGTCATATAACATCATGAAAACACGAATAGTTACATACCTAGCAGGCACAGCTTGTGAAGACTTCGAGGACTGGGCTACAGTCTCCAACATACCTTGGTTTGAGGAAATGGCATCTGATCCAGACTGGATCGGCTATGGAGTTATGAAGGAAGACGTAATGTCTTGCACAGTATCAAGCTCATACCTATGGCACTTAAAGGGAGCGTTTGAAAAACACGAAGAGTTCACCTACATCACCCTATATCCAGAAGTATAACATCATGCTAAATCAAATCCTATCCACCTGTAAGCAACTCAATCGCTTGCTCAAATCCAAGGACGCATACCATGCTGACCTTGTATCCACACTACTCGCTAAGATCGAGGCTCAAATTCCATCCGACAAACAGTCACTTGACAAGGATGCTATAGTAGAGGCTCTCAACAAAAAAGACTAGGGCGAAACAGGGTTCATTCCCTGTCTGTTGGTAATCTTCCAACACTGACGAGCCTGTCAGCTTATACATAATCAGATATACACACTGCATATGCAACAAGATACATACATCGTAAACACTCAGCGCAACAGCTGGTCAAACGCATTCACTGACTCCATCAACTCTGTTGAGGACATCGGTCTTAACTGGGATGTCCAAAAGACACCTATGATAGCTCTGCTAGAGGGCAAGTATCCTCTACCTATCGACACTCACGTCAGCATCAATCGCTCAGACACCAACAAGTCCATCGGTGTTGTAGGTGCTGGATACGAGCCAATTCAAAACTCACGTATCTGGGAAGCACTGCACCAGTCGCTGGATGGCACCAAGCACGAGGTTGTGGGTGGTGGCTACACTCATGACGGTGGTCGTGTCTTCGTTCAGACCGAGGTCAAGGACGCTGACTTCACGGTCAACGGTGACAAGTTCGACAACTACGTTACGTTCTACAGCTCTCACGATGGCAGTTCTGCTTTCGAGATGTTCGACACTAGTGTCCGTATGATCTGCCAGAATACGTTCCGTCTGGCTAAACAGCAAGGCGGTAAAGCGTTCAAGCTCAAGGTGCGACACACTAGGAATGCAGAGGTGCGTTTCGAGAACGTCATGCAACACCTTGAGTCCATGTTCAACAACCGCAGGGTTGCTTACGAGAAGCTGAACCAGACAGCTGAGTCTGGCATGGCTTATCCAGAGATGATTGCTTGGGCAACTTCGTTCTTCAACAAGTCTAACAAGCTGTCTACTGTGAGCAGTAACAAGGCTCACGAGGCTCGCCGACTTGCCATCAGTGGCACAGGTAACAACGGTCAGACAGCTTACGACATGTTCAACGGTGTGACGGAGCTACTCACTCACGGTGACCGCCATACGTCTAAGGATCGCTCTGCAATCTGGCGTTCGTCAGAGCTAGGAGCAGGTGCCATACAGAAGGCAGATGCCTTAGATGCCCTGTCTGCCGAAGGTTCACGCCGACTCCACATCACAAGAGGGCGTGAGCTGATCAACACTGGTGAGACTTTGATGTCTGCATAACTGAAACCCCAAATGTCCTGAGCATGACTGTAAAAGGCTCACCTTTTATTATGAGTAATGACATGGCAAAACAACTGGAGGCGTTAGACTTCCATCACAAGCAAAAGTATGCGAAGCTTAAGCACGAGCTTTACGAGAGGGATGGCGTGATCACACGTCTCAAGCAGGACATCGTAGACCTACAGGACAAGCTCAAGTATAGCGAAAAGTTTGTCTGCGGATGGTCTGAGGAGGATGTCCAACACGTAGCGAGTGACATGGATGTCCAGATAAGCGCAGAGGAGGCAGATGAAATAATCCTCCACGTCGAGAGTGCGTTCGATGCTTCTATAGGGGTGTCTTGGGACACAATAGAGTGGGCGGTAGAGGATCACGTTCTTCGGAGAGAACCTCGCACATGAAGTATGCAATCAAGCTACCTAAGCGCGG